AGGTACTCTTTCAGCTTACTTTGAGGATGCCTCACTAATCAATAGGTTTGTCAATGAAACAGAAACACCTCTTAAGGTTACTGTAGGTGACAATGCTGGCACACCAAACACTATGGAGTTCTTCTTCCCTAGATGTAAAATAAATAGTGCTGATGTAGGCGTAGATGGTCCTACAAGCAGAATAGTAAATCTTAGCTTTGTCGCTTTACGTGACCCAACAGAAGCTACTAACTTGCGTATTACACGCTCGTAAAGAATACTCTAGCTAGAGTGGGGGGACGTTGGTGTCGGGTCTGACGTTCCCCATTTATTAACCCGAACTCGATAAGGAAACTCGATATGGATTTAAAAGACTTAACACCAAAGACTGACACTGTTGAAGTGCTTATACACAACCCATCTACTGATGAGCCTCTTATGAATGAAGATGGCACTCAGATGACTATCGTTATGTATGCTCCTCATACTAAAGAGTATAAGTCAGAAGTACATCGACAAACAAATATTAAACTTAAGCGTATGGAAAAGTCAGGTAGGATGCAAGTTACTGCTGAGGACTTAGAGGCTAGTGCTATACTACATATGGCTAAAGTAACTAAGAGTTGGAACATCACTTACGATGGTGAGCAACCAGAATTGACTATAGATAAAGCTAAAGAGATTTATATAGATCTACCTTGGGCTAAAGCTCAGATAGAAGAAGCTCTTGCTGACAGCGTGGATTTTACGAATGTCTAACAGAACGTTTGCTATCTTTTGCTGAACATCAGTTTAAGTTAGCAAAGCCTAATGAAGACGGTAAATCTATGAGAGAACACTTAGAGCAAGTAGAGAAGCAACTAGGTAGAGAGATAGAAGAACTCAATGGTCCAAGACTGCCTGATATTCTATCTAGTTTGTGGACTTACTTCTTATCTATTAATCAGGGTAGGTCGGCAGGTTTCAGTGGACCAAACTCACTTTCCTACACAGACATAAAGTCTTGGTGTGAATTAACTGGCACACCTCTAGATGCTAGAGAAGTACAAACTATAAAACTATTAGACTCAGTATACATAAGGATTATGACCTCAGATGGATGATATGAAATTACGGTTTAACACCGATGACGTTGTTAAGGGTACTAATAGAATTAAACGTATGGGTAAGGCTGTAGATAGAGCAAGCATACAACAAGGTAAACTTACTAAGAGAAGTAAACGATTTACTATGGGTATACAACAAGCAGGTTTCCAAGTAGGTGACTTTGCGGCTCAGGTACAAAACGGTACAAGTGCTATGGTAGCTTTGGGTCAACAGGGTCCACAGTTACTTGGTATCTTTGGTGCGCTAGGTGCTATAGCTGGTGCAGGTTTAGCTATAGGTACAGCCTTAATTAAAGCTAAGAACGCAGGTAAAGAATTACAGTTTGACTTTAAGGGAATGGGTGCGGCTCTAAAAGACTTATTTAGTGGAACAGAAACAATATTCCAGCCTATAGGTGCGGCCTTTAGGTGGTTAGGCAGAACTGCTCTAGGTGTTTTAAACGGTATCATAATTGGAGTTGCAGGGTTATTCACTATACTACAGAGTATCCCCTCTATATTTAGAGAGGCTTTTAACAAAGGTGGAAACTACATAGCTTTGTTTGCTCAACAGTTTAAGTTAGAGTTTGCTAGATTAGACCTTTGGGTATCACAGAAAGCCCTAACTATGCAGGGTTATATTGAATCCTTAGCACTAGAAATGAGAGCTACTTGGGCAGGTATAATGGCTTACATGAGTACAGCACTAAGTATGTTGGGTGATAACGTGGAAGCTATATATAGTAGAATAGCCCAGTTTATTGAGAGAGCTTTTAAAAGGGTTATAATTGAAGTTAAAATAGGCCTTAATAAACTTATAAGCGGAGCTAATGCAATCTTAAGAACGGCTGGGTTAGATCAAATAGATAAAGTTTTTACGGGAGCAATGGGGGAGGCGACGAACTACTATACCACAAGTTTCACTCAGATAGGCGCGGCTTCAGCTAAGGCTTTTTCCGATGCTTATAAGGAAGTAGATAAGAATACTTACGGAAGTGATAGGATAACGAAAGATATAGCTAACGCTAAATCCGCAGTACAAGATGCAAAAGCTGATTTAGATATACTCAATAAAGCTATACAAGATCCTATGACATCTGTTTCTGACCTTATGGAAGCTCTAGCAAAATTAGGGGACTTTAACTTAGGTGAGTACTTTAAGTTTGGAACTAAGATAGCTAAAGAAAACTTAAAAGAGCTTAAGACAAAAGCTGACATGGTTCGTGACTCTCTCTCAAGTTCAATAGAGAGTGCCATGATGAAAATGATAGATGGAACTACGTCTGTTAAAGATGCCTTCAAAGCTATGGCAGTAGACATTATAAAAGAGTTATATCGTATCTATGTCGTACAACAAATTACAGGCCTGATTACAGGAGCAATAGGTGGCTCAGGTCCAGCACCAGCAGGTTCTTTCTCTGCTCCCAAGCCAGCCGCTAATGGAGGTCCAGTTTCCGCTGGAGGTAGATACATTGTTGGTGAACGTGGACCAGAATTATTTACCCCTGCAATGTCAGGAACTATAACACCTAACTCTAGTGTGGGCAGTTCAACTACTGTCGTACAAAACATAAATGTATCGACAGGTGTACAACAAACTGTACGTGCTGAGATACGACAAATGATGCCACAGATTGCGGACAGTGCTAAAGGTGCAGTACTAGATGCTAAAAGACGTGGTGGTAGCTATGGAAGGGCGATGGCATAATGGCTATTTCTTACCCACTTGCTTTACCTACTAACATTGGTATGGCTAGTATTGAACTAAGAGCTAAGAATACAGTTGCTGTATCTATGTCTCCTTTTACTTATAAGCAACAGACACAATCTTATGATGGACAAATGTGGGAAGCTGATATTAGTTTACCACCTTTGAATAGAGACGATGCAGAGGCTTGGATTAGCTTCCTGATGAGCTTAAAGGGTATGACAGGTACATTCCTACTTAACGACCCCTCAGCTAAGACTGTGAGGGGTACTGCAACGTCTGCTGTTATAACAGGTGCTGTAGGTGCTAGTTCTGTGGCTGTAACTATGACTGGTACACTTAAAGCTGGTGATTATATACAACTAGGTACTGCCGCAGATGCTACTCTACATAAAGTACTACAAGATCAATCTGGAGATGGTACATTAGAGATATGGCCTAAGCTAAGGAAAGCTAGATCAAGTGTATCAGCTGACCTAACTAATTCCGCTGGGGTCTTTAGGTTATCAGCTAACGAGACTTCTTGGTCGGTTAACAATGCAAGTTTCTTTGGTATATCCTTTGGGGCTATGGAGGTAGTAGGATGAGTAGAGCGATACCTTCCTCACTACTGTCTGCTCTTATTGGAGATAGTATACAACCCTACTTCGCTGTAGAACTCATGTTTGATAGTAGAACTGCTATAGATGTGTACGGTAATACCACAGAGATTGGTCCTCTACGTATGTGGACTGGTATTGGTGATAGAACTATTAATGTACAAGGCAGTAATCAAGTATTTACAGGTACAGGTAATTTACTTACTATTGGTGATCTAGAAGAAGTAGGAGATCTATCCGCTAAGTCTGTAGATCTAACTCTATCAGGGATACCTGTCTCTATAGTTTCTTTAGCTCTACAAGAGCCTTATCAGAGAAGAGTAATGAGAATGTACTTAGGTGAACAAAGTGATTCATCTGTTGTAGAAATATTCTCTGGTAAGATGGATAAGATGACTATAGTTGATGAAGCAGAGTCAAGCACAATCAACTTAACAGTAGAGAGTAAATTAATAGAGCTAGAACGACCTAGTGGCTGGAGATACACAAATGAAAATCATCAATCCCGATATGATGGAGATACTTTCTTTTCCTACGTACAATCAATGCAAGATCAAAAAGTAGTATGGGGAAAATAGAATTAAACTCTTATTTAGATAAAATGATAGGTATACCCTTTGAGTGGGGTGTACATGATTGTTTTACTTTTACTAACGGTGCATTTAGAGCTATGTACGGTGTAGGTTATGCTGATGATTGGGAAGGCTTGTACATGCAAAGTAATGGTGTACATCCTAAAGGTCCAAGAAGTGTAAGAGATGATTTTGGTTTTAACTCTTTAGATGAAGGGTTAGCTACTAAACTAACTAAAGTTGAAAGACCTGTATTTGGTAGTCTAGTGACAACTAGAGTAGGGTGTAGATGGATAACTGGAGTTGCTCTAGGTATTTCCATCGGCTCTAGGGCTGTCTTCCTTAACATGGAAGGCTTAACAAGATTAAACATTGAAGATGTAGAAAGTGCTTGGGTATGTCGATAAATAAACACAACACTCCTTTTAACGTATTAAGGCACAACAGGTCGTTTGAGGTAGCACCTAGAGAACCTGTGACTGCAATAGCAACAGCACTAACTCTAGCAACTGGGGCGGCCGCAGGTGGAGTAGTTTATTATACATTTTATGCTTTAACTTATGTTGCCCTGTCTATGGTAACAACAGCCTTAATAACAGCTTTAACCCCAAAGCCTGATTTGAACCCTAACAACTCTAATGGTCTACAGGTTAACAGTAAGAACGCACTAGCTCCTATGCAGTTTGTTTATGGTAAAGCTAGAAAAGGTGGCACAATTACTTTCCAAGAAGTTACTGGTGGTAACAATAAAATCCTACACCAGATAATATCCTTAGCTGGACACGAGATAGATAGTATAGAAGATATATATCTTAACGAAGCTATAGTACAAATGACTAACGAAAATGTTACTACTGGTACTTGGGATAACAAGATTAAAATATACATACACGATGGAAGTCAAACAAGTGCTAATGATTCTTTTGCCAACTCTACACAATCTTTAGCTACAACTTTACACAGCGAGGTTGCCAGTTTAACATCTGATTTTGTAGGTAAAGGTATAGCTTACATTTATTGTAGGTTTGAATATGACAAAGATGTTTTCTCTAGTGGTTTGCCTACAGTAACTGCTGTGGTAAAAGGTAAGAAGGTAGTAACTACAATTAACGGTGTGGCCCAAACTCCTGTTTGGACTGATAACGCCGCTTGGATAATAAGAGACTTTATATCTTCAGATTATGGCTTAGAAGATAGTAGTATTGATTATGCTACTTTTGAGGAAGCGGCTTCTATATGTGAAGATACTACAATACTATCTGATAGCTCAAAACAATATACTATTAATGGCATAGTACAAGCAAGTCAAAACTCTGGTTCTGTACTACGGGAAATGATGACCTCATTAGCGGGAACTTTATTCTGGGGTGCGGGAGCTTGGAGACTGTTTGCTGGTGCTTTTGTTGCCCCTACTAAGATACTTACGTTAGACGACCTTAGAAGTGGAATTTCACTAGATACTAAAATGTCTATAGCAAATAACTTTAATGCAGTAAGAGGTACATTTGTAGACCGTGACGGAGGTTACGTTAGCACTGATTATCCTCAAATTAATTCTAGTGCTTTTCTGGCTGAAGATAATGGTATTGAATCTATATTAGATCTAGCATTACCTTACACTACTAATTCTATAGCGGCTCAGAGACTTGCAAAGCAGATGTTGTTTAGAAACCGTGAACAACTTACCCTTAGTGCAGAGTTTGGATTAAATGCTCTAGACATTGAGGTTGGTGACTTTATTAAGTTTAGGAACGACAGATATGGTTGGACCACAGGTAATGAGAAGACGTTTGAAGTTACTGATTGGAGACTTTCTCCTAATGTAGAAAGTGGAGACTTAAGAGTTTCTATGACATTAAGAGAGAGTAGCTCTTCGGCATACGGATTTAATGAATCAGACGAACAAGATATTATTAATAACAACACTAACTTATTGCCTTACTACGATGTACCTAGTATTGGTGTTACTGTAAGTAAAGAGTATAGAGAAGTTAACGAAAGTGTTGTTAACGTCCTTGTTATAGAAGCAACGTCAAGTGAGATAGAGCGTGTAGAATCAGTTATAGTTAAATATAAGAAGACAAGTGACACAGTATTTAAATCTGTAGGTCAAGCTATTCTTGTTAACGAAGGTACTACAGCAGGTAGGTTTGAAGTAGTAGGTATAGATGCTCCTCAAGTAAATGAGCCAGCTATAAACTATACTATATCAGTTACACCTGTTAATGCTCTTGGCTACAAAGGTACTACAGTTACAACTACCTTTAACGTAACACACGATACTACACCGCCTTCTGCACCTACTAACCTAACCCATTTACTATCGGGGGGTACTGCCTTCTTTAACTGGTCGCCAGTTACTGCTTTAGACTTATCACACTATAAACTTTACTACTCATCAAACTCCTCAGCTAACTTTGGAGATGCTTCTACTCTAGTAAAAGTAGATAAGATTGCTAGACCAGCTACGTCTGTTTCCTTCCCTGCCCTTGCGGGTAAGTTCTTTGTGTCGTCTGTAGATAAGACAGGCAACGAGAGTACTACAGCAACTGCTGTTGTTATTGCAGGTAGTGAATTACCACAACTAGGTGCGTCTGATACAGACACAGAAGATCCAAACTTTAGTGGGTCTAAGAGTAACCTAACCGTATCTGGTGGTAAGTTATTTATGACTAGCTTTGCTAACGCAAATTCCACTGGGGTCTACGATTTTAACCATGATGGAAATAGTTACTTTGATGTAGGTACATCTCGTACAGTCAGATTATCTTATGCTATTACTGTAGCTCGTAAACATCAAGATGCTGTTAACGGAGAAGTTAATTGGGACGATATACCTAATAACTGGGATACTTGGCCTAACAACTTTGATACTTGGACTGATGAAGATGCAGAGTTCTCAGACTACGCTGTTGTAGTAGAAGCTAGAGCCGCAGATACAGTATCTAACTTAGCTAGTGCATCTTTCGTAGATGCTTCTGGAGAGGTAGTAGGTAGGTTTGTAGAGTTTAGAGCTACCCTTTCTAATACTGGCCCGAAAATAACCCCTAATATATCGGCACTAAGTGCCACAGTGGAGTACTAATATATGTCACAACATGACTTTTCTATAGCTAATCAAACTGCCAGTAGCGCACGTTCTGATATAAACAATGGACTTAAAGCCCTTGCTAGTAATAACAGTGGGGCTTCAGCCCCCTCAACAACTTATGCTAATATGTTTTGGTACGATACAACCAATAACTTACTTAAGATGAGAGATGAGACTGATAGTACTTGGATAGATGTTATCTATATAAACCAATCAACAGGTGTAATTTCTATACTAAACGACACTAACCTAGTTACATCAGGTGGATCAACGACTGGTCTTCTAGGAGATCAGTTAGCAAGTGCTTGGAATACAGGTACAGGAATAATTGAGAGTTTAATATCTCCAGCTAAACTTACTAGTGCTATAGAAACTTACTATGACGCTAACGCTTTTGGGGTAAATCAAACTTGGCAAGATTTTACTTCGTCAGGGAGGTCAAATAATACACCTTACAGAAACCTTACAGGTAGACCAATTATGGTAGCTATTATGGCCAACTGGAATAATTCTGAATCACAACCTCTTCAAGTATCTTCAGATGGAACTACGTATATAGGGTTAGATGGAATAATTGCTGGTGGTGACTTTACCCACGTTTCCGCAGTTATTCCTGACCAACACTATTACAAAATAGTTGGCTATTTTTCAAGATGGGCGGAACTGAGATAATGGAAATGACTGACCTGTGGAGTAGTGTATTAACTTTAGGTATTGGTTTTATTGGCTTCGTTCTAAGAGGCTATGTAATAGAGTTAAGTAGACTTCGTATATTACTAAACAGAACTAGAGAAGAGTATGTCACTAAGGTTGACTCAAATCAAGTGCTTAGTCAAATAATGAGTAAGTTTGATAGAATAGAGGAAAAGATAGATAGACTCGTGGAGAGAAAATGAAACCCTTACTTATACTACTTACCCTACTAATTGGTAGTACTGTATATGCTGACGATACAATCAAAACCGACACTAACAGTACAATAACTTCTAATGGAGCTATGGAGACTACAATCAATAGTCCACCACCTTCTGCTATATCACCACAGATAAGTGCAAGTAACTCTGACTTATGTACTGTAGGTGTAGCGGGTGCTGTGCAAACACAGATACTTGGTATCTCTGCTGGTCGTACAGTACGTGACATGAACTGCGAGAAGCTCAAGAACGCTAAAACCATGTATGACATGGGAATGAAGGTAGCCGCAGTATCTGTAATGTGTCAGGATTCTCGCGTGTTTGAAGCCATGCTCAACGCGGGGACTCCCTGCCCCAAGGATGGATTGGTGGGGGATAAAGCTAGGTTAGCTTGGGAAATGGAAGCAGTTGAGGAAGCTATAGAACGCGACCAGAAAAATGTAATCGAGAGGATGTTCGATGAAAATGGTGAGACAAAGATTGGCTTGGGTGTTATTTTTAGTAGCCTTGCCTTCTTATTGTTACTCTGAACCTTATACATACGGGACAACAGGTAATGCCGCTAGTGTTTCTCTAGGTTGGGGTATGGATAGTATCTTACCTAGCATTGCTGGTGTAGACATAAACGGACTTCTATATAGATACACTACAATAAAAGATCCAGATGCAGACATGAAGGTACACGTTGGTAATCTTAATGCTAATGGTGATGGATATATCTTCAGAGAAACAGATGATTGGTCGGGGGTAGCTGGTAATACCATTGTAAAGTCGTTTCCAGTTTCAAACATTCCAGCTTCATCTTGGGGTACAGGTTCGATTGAAGTGGAGGGAGATGGCAGAGTGGAAGATGCAGTTGTTATATATACCTACAGGGTAGACAAATGCTATGACCCACAGTCTGATCCATCATGTGCTGGTTATGTAAAACCTATGCCAGAGTTACCAGAAGTAGTTGTATATGATGCACTAGAAGATGACTCTGTAGTTGATACACTAGAGGCTGATGAGTTCCAGTACGACGAAGACGGTAAGCTAATACTCTCTGAAGAAGAGGAAGAAGAAGATACACGTATAGAGATGGGTCTAACAGCATCTGCTAATGCTCTAACTCTATTTAAGGCACAAGGTCAAGATGACATTATCATGTCTATTAACCAACAAACTAATA